TTGGGGCTGATGCCGTTGACGCCCGCATTGCCGTCAAACTGTCCCGGCTGTCCCGGCTGGTGGCTGACCAGGCTGCAACCGCCAAGCCTGAGCCAAAGCCGGAAAAGCCGGCGCTGTGTTGGACGCCGTGGCAAGACGGATGCCTATTGCAGAATGGCAGGCAGTGGCTGTGTTTTGTCCGGCCCAACGAAACGATGTGGGTGGCGGATTGCGGAAATAACAATTTCAGTTGGCACAGCACTATGCAGCAAGCCATGCGGGCATCTGAGCAGTTCCGTGGACTGCCGGAGGTGCCGCTATGGAAGCCCTAGATCTTCGCCTTGGCAGGTATCAGGACGTGCTGGGGGATGTGGTGTGTCAGGCATTGATCACGGATTGCCCGTACAGTTTGCGGACGCATGACGGGCACGAAGGGGCGGCAGGTGTGCGTGAGCCTCGCGGCTGGCTCAAGTCTGACGGCACTATTGACCCGCCCAAGGTTCGCAACGGCATTGACTACGCCGGCTGGGGTCAGCAAGACGTGGCAGACTTCTGCGACTTCTGGGCGCCGCGGTGTACTGGCTGGATCGTGACCGTGACCGACCATGTGTTAGCGCGGGTTTGGGAAGCCGAGCTTGAGCGGACAGGGCGCTACGTCTTTGCGCCGCTGCCGTATGTCGCCGTGGGCAGTCGCGTCCGGCTGGCTGGCGACGGTCCAAGCAACTGGACCTGTCAGGTGGTAGTGGCACGACCCAAGACGCGGGCGTTTCAGCATTGGGGCACGCTTCCCGGCGCCTACATTCTGCCGCCCGGTCACGCCGAACGCGGGCTTGTGACAGGCAGCAAACCGTCGTGGCTCATGCGTGCCTTGATCCGCGACTACAGCCGACCGGGGGATCTTGTCTGCGACCCGTGCGCCGGAGGGGCGACGACCCTGCTGGCAGCCGCGCAGACGGGCAGGCGGGGCGTCGGTTGTGAGATGGACCCGCTGACCTACGCCAAAGCCGCCAAGCGCCTGCGGGACACGCCTGTAGCGGTGGATTGGCTAGATGTGGCACCCAAGGGTGAGCAAGGGGGTTTGTGGTGAAAGGCAACCGATGGATCTACGACAAGGGCAGCCGCAGCAAGACCTTGCGCGACCGGCACAACCAAACGGTGGCGACGGTGTTTGACGACCACACGGCGGTTATCGGCGGGGCAGTCAGTTGGCACAGCACAGACGCGGCGGCGATGAGCTACTGCGTCGCCATGCTTGAGGCGCAAGGTGTGCAGTTGTCTGCGTTGACGCGGACAGGTGCAGGTGGTAACGTAAAGCAGGAGGTACCATGAATCAGGAACTTGAGGCACTTGGACGGCGGGCGGTTGCTTGTAAGGGGTGGCGGTGGCGTCAGGGCATGTCGCTGTCAGACGGGACCATCGTTGTCCGCGTTGCCGACAATGGCCGGCCCGTTGTTAGCGGTGGCGTCGGTCGCGGCGGCAATGCGCTGTCTGAGGTGTACCCCGACCTGTCAGACGCGGCTACCGTCGGGGCGGTTTTGGGACTTGTTCGCGAGGCTTGGGGTGATGCTGGCGCGTATTGCCGCTATGACAAGGGCTACAGCGATTGGATTCTTCGCATGGACCATCGCGGGTTCACGGGCGCAACAGAGGCCATGGCCCTTGTCTGCGCCTTGGAGGCTGCGCCGTGAGCTTCGCCCAAGACCTGAGAGACTGGCGCCAATCGCGCAACCTGTCGCAGACCGCTGCGGGGCACCTTGTCTGCGTGACCAAAGCCGCGTGGTCCCGGTGGGAGTCTGGCGCTAGGCTGATGCCGTTGCAGTTGCTGCGGCAGTTGGGCGGTCACGAGGCGCTGGTCCTGCCGTGGCACGCCGCGCACGCACGGCTGGCGACCAAACGCCAACAGGTCAGCCGCGGGCGCAAACCAGGTGGGCCTTGTCCGCTGACGATGGCGATGCACCTGGAGCGCGTCGGCTGGACTGCAACCAAACTGGCAGCCGTGTCAGGCGTCCCCGTAGGCGTGCTGCGTCGCTGGCTGGCTGGCAAGTCGCAGCCAATCGCCGCGTATTGGCCGGCGTTGGGCAAGGTGTGCCCAAGCTGCCTGAACAACCCGCATCCGATGGGCAGGGCGCTTGTCGCTAGGTGGCGGGAAGAAGCAGGTGAGCCGCTGGCTGTTTGGCTGGCTGAGGTGTCCGATGCTTGATCTAGCCATAGACGCGCTTATCACGCTGGTAGCCGTCGCTGTAGTGGCGCTGGCGTTTGGGTTCTACTTTGCGGAGAGGTGCGCTTGATCTGGCTAGCCCTACTCCTACCGCCGCAACCGCTGCTGGTCAGCGTCGCCCGCGTAGAGTCCCGCCACGTCTGGACGGCACGCGCCGGCAGTCATCGGGGACCGTACCAGGTCAGCAGCCGGTTCAGTCGCCTGCCGTGGTGGGCGCTGCACGTGGAACCCGTCGCACGGTTTGAGGCGTGGCGACACCTGACCTACTGGCACCGGCAGTCCGGTAGCTGGTGTGGAGCTCTACGGGGCTACCGCTACGGCTGGGCTGGTGTCCGGGGCGACAAGGGGCAGTTGTATGCAGTGGCTGTTTCTATTGAGTGCGGGAGGTTGTGATGAAAGTCAATTGCTTGTTGTTCAATGAAATTGAGGCTGAAGCTCGCAGGAGGTCTGGCGGTGACGGCGTGCAAATCAAAGTCGCGTTTGCTGTCCTGATAGAAAAGGTGCAGGAACTGCAATTGCGAGTCGATGCGCTGGAGGGTCGCGGTCAATTGCGGGACCCCGACCAATTCAACAACATTCCTCTGCCGAACAAAACTATGCTGCTGGGCAACGGCTATGCAGACCACGAGTGTAATTGGCGCGTTGGCGGCAAATGAGCGTTGTCGTAGCCCTACGAGGCCGAACAATCCGCAAGGCCACAATCCGCTGGACCTCACGCTCCAAGGACTACGAGAAAGCCGGCGTCGACCGCATACTGGACCCGTGGCTGTACTGCCGGGCAAGCGGTTGCATTGTAGGCAGGGCGTCCGCGGTGCTGTTCAGCGGCAAGTATTGCGAGTTGGTTGAGCCCGTCTGGATGAGCGTCACGGTCAAGTGCCACATTCCGTTCGACCACGGCAACCGACTGCTGAGAGAGGAGCCGGTTGGACTACGGGAACTGGGTCCGGTGCGGGCGTTCTTGGCAGGCGGCAACCGCGACACTTGGCCGTGCTGGTGGCGCAAAGGTCAAGCGCCAGATGACGTGGTAGAGGCTGCGGCAAGGGGCAATGCGTTTGGCAGGGTCCACTCTCAGTCGTCGCGCCGCGGCTTCTTGGACACGCGGTCTTGACGGTCCTCTATCTCCCCGGCCTTCTGCCTAAAATAGACCGCTAGGATACCCATAGCGACCTCGCTGACGGCAAGTAGGGCCTCGGTGACCGTGCTTGGTTCTACGCCAGCCCTGCGGGCAATACGTTCGCCTACAACGGTGGCTACCAGTACGGCGACCGTGCGATTGGTACGGCTCTTGGTGATTGCCTTGGCGCTCATTGGCACTCCTCATTGGGCAACGGGCGGTCGCTGTCGCACAGCAGCTTGTCGGGCTTGTTGGGGCACTGCAGCGCCTTGAAGTACCGCCGCGGCACGTCCGGTTCGTCCTTGCCGTAGTAGGTCACGCAGCCGTTCTTGCGCCAAGTCGCACTGCAGCCGGCGCTCCAAAAGCCCGTGGACAGCACAAAGGCCACGTCCAGCAGCAGCGTGCCAGCGGCAGCTACGGCAGCGCGGGCGACCCTCATTCCCAGCCCATTTGGTTGTAGCGGCAGATGACCTGGTTGCGGTGAGTCCGCAGCGGCGACCCTTCCTTGCCGTAGTCAAAGAACACGGGGATGGGGCGCATCTTGATGCCGTTCTGCGTGCTGCTGCAGTCCACAAGCAACCGCTTGCCGGCGTCGACCACAACTGCGACGTGCCCTTCGTGCAGCTTCTTGCCGTTGCGGTAGCCGTCGGGGTACACCACGATGTCGCCGGCCTGCATTTCTTCAACGGGGATCTGCTTGAAGATGCGCTTGGCCGTGCCGGTCTTGGACAACTTGCCAACCGCGTCAGACCAGATGCTGTCGGTAGACAGCCACCACTTACCGAAGTCTGGCTGTGGACGGCGGGACCGACGCAGGCACCAAGCGACAAAGCCGGAACAGTCGCAGCCTTGTTTGATTTGGCCTTCCTTGGTCTTGTACGGTTCAGACGGCAGGTTGCCAATCGCCGTCAAGCCGCCCTTGCCAAGTTTGTAGACGATGCCCTTGCCGACTGCAGACAAGGCGCGGGTAACAATGGTTGCTCCGTCCATGGTTTACCAACTTGTGCGAATGATGCCAAAGCCTTGCACCTTGGACAGTGTGTGGCAGCATCGGGCGACCTTGATTTCTAGCCCGTCATGCTTGAGGCGAATGTCTTTGACATCGGCTTCCAGCCTGGCGTGCTGCACGGTCACGTTGTCGAGCTTGGACCGGATTGTCTCGGCCTCTACGCCCAACTTCCATGCCAGCCCAAAGGAACTGAAACAGACCGGCAGTGATGTGCTGAGAATAAGCCCGACCAGTTTGATAGTCGGGTTGGTATCCCACGCGGATAGTTTGGCTTCCAGCCTGGTCATGGCGAGTCTCCTACTCAAAATGCCAGTACAGGTGCCATTCGACGGTTTGGCCAAGCACGCCGGTGATGACGGCTTCCAACTCGCCCGCGCCGTCGTCTTGAACTACCAGCGTGGCGGTAGACAATGCCGCAGTAGCACGAGGGACGCCAACAGCCGGGTTGTTGATGCTGGTCATGACGCCAGCATCGTTGAGCCAAAGCTGATTGGCGTTCCAGCCAGCAGCATCAGCGCCGTCGTGACCGTCGACCGTCAGGCGCAGCCACTCTGTCTCGCCAACAGCAAAAGTGCCAAGCGGGACGGTAAGCGTCGCAGCGTCGATTGTCTCGCCGGTGAACGAATAGGACTGCGGCAAGGCGTTGAGCTTGGCAATCTGTCCAGGCGTCAGTGTCAGGATAGGTGTTGGCACGGCGACTCCTAGCGGAAAGCGCTGTCGGCTTCGACCAGCACGTTGACGGTGGTGCCGGCAATGGTCTTGAACCAAATGCGCGGGTAGGTCTGGCCGCCGGTCATCTCGCGACGAATGGCCGAGATGGTGTCCGACTTCAAGGTGCCGACAGTGTTGGTGCCGTCGAGGCTGTACTCGATGTGCGCCAGTGAGTCGCCCTGCAGGACAATGGCGACTTCAGACGGGCGGAACGTGCCCATGTCGACTTGTGCGGTGCCGGGGTACACAGCGTCAGCCGACACGTCAATGATGCCGCTGGTGTACCATGTCGTCGTGAAGTTGCCGGCCATTACGCCTCCTTGTCCTTGGGCTTGCGGGAGGCGGTCTTGGCTTCAAGGGCAGCTTCAAGCGCCTTGATGCGGACAAGCGCCTTGTCCAGTTCGGTCAGCAGGTAGCCAAACTCGTGAGCGCCGCTCTTGAGCGGAAAGGACGACTGCTTGCACCGCTTGATGTACTGCGACAGACCAAGGCTGGTGGCCTCATAGCGGTCGGTCTGCGGTTCCGGTTCCGGTGCCATCGGGTGCGTTGGTGTCGTTGCGCTCATTGAGATGCTCCTCGGTCAGTTCGTCGATTGATGCTCTGATGGCGTCAATCACCGCTCTGAGCTTACCATTGTCCAACTCTTGGGACAATACATCGACTGGCGACTCACCAATGGCCCTTGCTTGCAGGGCCTTCTTACGGCGTTCCTCTATGGTTTGGCGGGCTTTGGCCACTTCACGCGGGTCTGCGTTTCCGTAGGCGAGAGCCGCGGAAAGCTCAATCTGATACAGTTTGGCTTGCGCGTTGATGTTCGCCTCTGACAGCATTTTCTTGCGGACCTCATCGGGAAGGTCCAGCGGAACTCCGGCCTCGTACTGAGCCGCACGCATGCCGGACTGGCGCAGTTTGGCGTTCGTCCTGCGTTCCAAGCCTTCGACCAAAGCTATCTGGTCAACCGTCTGCATACCCAGCGGAGCCAAAAAGTACTTAGTCAGGTCCATGATGTTGGCTTGCTTGCCGGTGCTGCTGACGGGTACGCCTTCGCCGGTCGCAAGGCTCTTGGCTACCTTGGCGGTTTGGCCAATGCCTGACCACAGATACTGTGGCATCATGGCGGCAGTCAGCAGTTGAACGCCGGTCATAGCGCGGCGCGTCAAACTCGGGTCGCCTTCCATGACGGCGGGGCGCCCGGTCATTGGATTGACCATCTGCGGGTCCATGAGCGTCGCAGCAACCTGAGCAAACGGGTTATGCTGGACCATGGACGCGGTGCCGGACAGCGACGGGTCAAGGTTGGACAGAAAGCTGTTGTACCCGCCAACGTCCTTGAGGCTGGTGGTCAGGAACGTCGCTCGCCGCGCAATGTTGTCAGCTAGCCGTGGCGAGAATGTACGCACGACTTCGGCTACGTCCTCCGCGCTACCGAGCCCCACGTCGGGCGCGCTGTTGCGCTGTAGGTAGGCTTGTGCCAGCCGCCCGTTGAGTTGCCCGCGCCCGTAGTGCTGTAGCAAGTCCTCCTCATTGGCAGCGGACAGTCCCTGCGTAATGGCCCAAGCGGTGTGCAGTGACGGGTCGTTGAGCGCCCGCTGCATGTAGTTCTTTGCCTGCCACGCGCCGAAGCGTAAGAACGGCGGCAGAAACATCTGGCCGGGGCCGGACTTCATAATGGCGTCGCCGGTTGTTGACGACTTCTCTACGCCGTAGACCGCGTGCTGCGCCAGCATCGCCGCCTGTTCTGGCGACATCTTCATGTGCTCGCGGGCGACCTTGTAGGTGTACAAACGGCGGCTCTGCTCGGCCATCGCCATCATGGTAGCAACGGTCGTGCGGGCGGCTTCGCTGTTGAACTCCTCCAACCACTTCGACGGTCGGTCACGCCACCTGGACTCGCCTTTGGTCTTCTGCCACGCCTTGATTGCGCCTTGCGCCAGCTCAGCGGGCAACTTGCCGCCAGCCTTGAGTGCCAGCGCTGCCTCTGCGACAAACTCCATGCTCTTGATGGGGTCCGGCTGGCGAATGGCGCCGTTGGCAATCGCTGCGGCAGTTCGGCTGACAGTGCTTTGCATGGCGGCTGGCATCTGCGCCAACTCGGCCACGGTCGCCTCGGGGTCGACAACGCCGTTCTCAATGGCTTCCAGCAGCATTGGCGACACGGCTGGCGTACCGCCTTGTGCGCGGGTCAGGGCATAGTTGTCGATTTCAGACTGCGCCTCCAGCCGAAAGCGCCGCCCCTCGCCATGCGTTGGCTTGAGCCCGGTCACAGCGTAGATGTAGCCGTGGTCCTGCACAAAGTTTCGCAGCGGGTAAATGGGCAGGTTGTAGACGGTGTGCATCAGGCGCCACGTCTGCATGATTGGCCACGCCTTCTGCATGGCGGCTTTAGTCAAACCAAGCTGGCGGGCAACCTGCGGGTGAACGTACTTGTTGGCCAACTTGCCGTAGACGAAGTTGTACGGGTCGCTGCTGGCAGCTTCCTTCTTGCCGGCCACCTTCTTGTCGCCGGTGTAGACCCAACCGGGGCGCGGCTTGTCGCTGACCATGCCAGCCGCAGCCAGTTCGTCGTGCCAAAGCGACATCTTGTGCAGCAACTGCGTCGTGTCGATCATCTGCTTGGCAGTGCCAGCAAGCGCGTCGTTGAGGTCAAACTTGCCGTTGGTGATGGCGTCCATCAGCCGGTTGTCGCTTTCCTCGCGACCCAGCATGCGCTTGAAGCGCCCAGTCTGCTTGGTGCCAAACGAGCCAACCGCGGACGGCAGCATGTCCAGCAAGCCGAACTTCTTCTGTAACTGTTCTTGAGCGTCCAGTGCATCGGTAAAGGCGCGGGACAAATAGCGGTCGTAGTTGCGGGCAATGACAACCGGGTCGACGCCCAAGTTGTCCGCCATTTCCAGCGACGCCTTGTTGATGGCGTCCACATACTTGCGGCGAGTCGGGCTGCTATTGGACCAGTTGGCAAGTGCCTGAATGTGGGCTGGCGCTGACGGGTTGGCTTGCAACCGCGACATCGGCTGGCTACGCAGGGCTGCAGCCACGCGCATACGCCCGTCCGGCGTGCTGGCAACGTCGTCTACCAGCTTGGTGAAGATGGCTGCGGTGTAGTCCCGCTGTAACTGCCCAAGCTCCGGGTTGTCGACGTTGAACACCTTGCGCCCCGCGGCAGCATCGGCGTCGCGCACAGCTTTCATAGCAGCAACGTAGCCGTCGCGTTGGCGGACCTCGCTACCCGGCACCCACTTGTAGCCACCAGCAGGCATTGACCAGGCTTGGTCAGCCGCCGCCAAAAACACGGGGTCTTGCATCTGCTGTTGAACAACCGCCGCCAGCTTCTGCGCCTGCACCTGCCGGTCAGCCATGGCCAGACCTTGCAACTGCGTATTGGTCGCCTCAAGTGCGGACACAGGATTTTGCATCTGCCCGCGTTGGGTAGCCCGCACGCCCTCGAACATGACATACGGCACCATCTGCTGCGCCAGCGTCTGGTCGATACCCGCGTCCACAAGCGTCTGGCCAAGGGCTTGCGCCTGCTGTCTGGCATCCCCGTCCAGCGACACAGGAGCGTTGTAGACGGCCTCTGTATCGGCAAGCCTACCCTCTACCGCACCGAACTTCTCTGCGGCGTTTGCAGCGGCAAATGCGGGGTCTGATAGCTCTGCGTCAAGGTCGCGCAGTACGTTGTACCGCTGCACCACGTTCTGAATACCCTTGACCGCGGGCGACACGTTGTTGGCTGCGCGGACGGCAGCCGCTTGTGCCCGTTGCGCCTTGAGCGAGTCGTTTGGCACCACGTCAAACATGAGCCGCTGCCAAGACGGCTGCAGGTTGACCTCTGCCGCTTGGACAGTTTCGGCCAACTTTTTGCCCCACGGCGATGTGGCGTTGGCTGCCAACTTGGTATTGGTAATCTTGGTCAGTGGCTCGAATAGCGCCCCGCCAAGACGGTTGACGCTGACGGGTTCGCCGCGCACGGTCTGGACTGGCTCATAGTCACGGACAAGCGGGTCGCCACCGATAGTCGCAGCCGCCCGCGTGATGCCCATGGGGATGCCCATAGACGCCAGCGGGTACTTCTTGAAGTTGTCCCAACCTTCGTCAAACGCCTTCCATTTGTCGCCCGTCTCGGCATAGGTCTGCGCCGCGCTAAAAATGGCGGGGTTCATGCCAAAGCCAAAGCCAAGCGCGAACTCCTTGGCAATCGGCAATGCGTCGCCGGCTGCCTTCTGCTGTTGAAACTCGCCGCGTCGCTGTTGGGCAGCAATAGCCTTGGCTGCAGTCTTGCCAATCAGCCAGTCCGCCACTTCGTCGTAGCCGCGTTGCTGTGCAACGCCGGCCATGTCGCCAACGTAGGCGCCTGCCATGCGTCCGCCGATGCGGCTGCCAAGGACGGCAAGCTCGATGGGTGCCGCAACCTTGCTGGCGACCATGCCCACGGCGTCAGCCATGACGTTGGTGCCGAACTGTAGGATGCTCTGCGGACCCATGTCCTCTACGGCGCGAAGCTCTGGCGACTGTCCGCGGGTACGGCGGGCTTCGTCCAGGGCAGCAGCACCGCGGGCACCTAGCAAGGCTGGGGCTGCGGCAAGAGCGTCACCGGACAGTGCGCCGCGTACCCAGTCCAGCGTTGCCGGCGTGTCGCTCTCGGGCTCCATAAGGGGCTTGGGCGCGGACACGGGTTCGGGCGCAAGGCTATCGGCTGGCTCGGTCATGTTGACCAAGGCCATAAGCTCTGCCCGCTCCTTGGGGTCTGTGATTGGCCGCGCCAAGTGCTACTCCTCTTCCATCGACCCGTCGGTGTAGATGGTGACTGTCTTGCCGTTTCGCTGGACCTTGGCCCGCACCTTCTTGCCGCCGCCTTCCATCATGCCGGTAGCCATGTCGCGGAACTGCTGCTGTCTGGCAGCACGTTCGGCAGTGACCTTGGCATCTTCCAGCAAGGTATCCTTGGGCGGACGCAATGACGGGTCGCTGCCAAGCGCCCGCAGTGCCGCAATCTCCTTGGCTGTCTGCGCCCGCAGTGTCGCGGTTTCGCTTTGACCTTCGCCCTTGGCGGCAATGTTTTCCTTCTCGTACACCCGCTTGTTGGCGGCGGGCTTGTAGAAGTCAGGCATCAAGCCGACGCGCTCCAATTCAGACAGCGCATTGCGACCGGATGTGCCGCCGCGTGCAAGCCGTGCCGCGATGATTTTCAGTCTAGCCTGGTTGGCGGTAGCCTGCCGTTCGTCAGCCGGTGGAGCGCCGCTGGCAATCTTGATGTACTCCTGCATGTCCTTGGCGATAGGGCCAAGCCCGCCTGCCCGCTTCTTGGGCGCGTACTTCTGCTGCAACTGCATCCGGTAGTCCAGCATCTCTTTCTGCTGGCCAAACTCCTTGTCCTGCAACTTGCCGCGCTGCTCATAGTCGCGCCGCTGCAACTCGCCGCGTTGGGCAAACTCTGCGCCCCGCGCATCCGAAGCCGCCCAGTTGTGGATCGGCTCGGTCGTGTTCTCGCGAAACTTGGGCATGGCGGCAGCAACGGGTAGCAGCGCCTCGGTCGCAACCGGACGGCTTTCCCGCTGGCGCTCCATCTGCTGTTCAAGCGCCCATGCTTGCATCGGCTTTACGGTGGCCATTTAGTACTCCAAAATTGGGATGCCGGCCTCTTGCAGCTTGGCGGCGAGGCGGTCCCAGTCGTCGCCCCAACTGTCGTCCAGCGCTTTTGCCAGCCACTCACGACCGTCTGGTCGGTTGTACAGTTCCTTGAGTTGGGCGTTTGACAAGCCCTCGACAAAGGCAACGCCGGCTTCTTCGTCCTGCATGGCAAACGTGTCTTGCGTCCAGTATTGCTTGATCTTGTCCAGCACCTGCCCGCTTGTCAGCTTGGCGTATGGGCTGGCATTTTTGGCGGTGCCCTTGTCAATGATTTCCACCAAAGAACCAGGGCCCGCGTTGGCGCCAAACTGAGTCAAAACCTCCTTGGCCATTGTGTTGAAGTCCGCGTCATCGAACCCAATGTTGAGTTCGCCGGCCAAACGGATCAGGTCTATTTTGGTCTTGTTCAGCATCTCCGCATACTGCATCTCGCGACCGTAGGCGTCCTGCTGTGCTTGGTTTTGCAACTGCCCGCGCTGCGCCTCATACGAGGTCATCGTGTCAAGGTTGCTGCGGTCGGACGCAATTTGCCCCAAGTTGCTACCGCGACCGGCAAGCGCGTCCCGCAGCATCTGCGACCGACTGTTGCCCGCCATTTGGTTCTGCAACGCAAGCCGCGTGTTGGCATCCCAAGCGCCGCCTTCGTTGTAGAAGGACCGGATCTTGTCAATCTCGCCGCGGGGATCCCAAGCGGCCTGAGTTGTCGTCTGGTCGGTTGTTACCGGAGGCGGCGTAGCGGCAGGATACTGCTCGGTCGTTTGCTGCGGACTGTTGGGCAGCGGCTTGCCAAAGTTGGGCGTTGGCTGGTCTGCCTTGAACGCAACCGGACCTTGCTGCATGTTCAGTTGCATCGGTCCTTGCTGCATCTGCCGCGCTGGCAACATGGTCCCGGTGGCTTGCGCCTGCGGTGCCATGAACTGCTGGCTGGGGATGCTCAGGTAACTGGCGACACCTGGCGACATTGGCTGTGCCGTAGTCTTGAATTGTGCGCCTTGGACCGCGCCGCCGTTGATGGTGCCGTTTGCCGCACCGCCGCCGCCCGCTGCTGGTTTGGGGCTGGCCATAGGAGGCTGGTTGCCAACGCCCTCAAACGGCTGTTGCTGCCGCTGTGCGGGCAATAGACCGCCTGCAGCAGACATACCGCCGCTGGACGGCATACCCGCTTCTTTGGTCCGGTTGTTGTCGATGCCGCGCCGATTGGGCTGCAAGTCCATGGTGCCTCCTATGAGCGCAGGTACGATTTGATAGCCAGTTGCCCACCACACTCGGTTACGTTGTACGCAGCGCCCGCGTCGGTGACGGTGACTTTCCAGCGTACCCAATCGCCGTCGTCAAGCAAGACGTTGGGACTGGCGGTGCGGACAAACAAGCCGTTGTCGCCTGCCGCATCGTCCGTGCCAGCCACAGCATTTGTGCTGTCGAACGTAATGACGGCAGGTAGCATGGTTGCCCATGCGTCAGCAGACACAGGGCGACCGCCGCTGCCGCTTGGCGATGTGTACTGCAGGTCGAATACAACTGTCTGACCAGCCGCCAAACCGCCCGCTGGACCGCGAAACCAGGCGCTGGCACCTTCGGTCAGGTTGGTTGGCGACTGCCCCAACTTGACCCGCATGTAGCCAAAGTACGATGTTGTACCCGGCGCTACAGCAGAGGCAATCGTGTCGGACGCCTCCATGTCGTAGCTTGTCGTCTGGTAGGGCTGCAGCAGGTTGTTGACCGGAATGGCACGGCAGAAGTCCGCAATCGCTTGGAAGTTCTGCATGACCTTGCTGGACCGCAAGGCATCTCCGGGATTGATGAAGTTGAGCTTTGGTCCGAGCGCCATAGTCCACCTACCGCACGTTGATGATGGCCGCTGGGCCGTTTGCCGCTTCGCTGGTCAGGTCAATGGCGCGGTAGTCCAGCGAGTACGCACCCGCCGCCGCAGACCACATGATACCGCAAGCAATGCCGTATGTCGCGCCGTCTGCAAAGTACACGTCAGACCCCAAGGCAGGGCGGCTGCCGTCGAACCGACAAGCCTGCACAGAGCAGTAGTCGCCCGTCACGCGCACGGCTTGGTCGGCGTCCACGTCCACAAACAGCCGGTGCAGCAACACTCGGTTGGCGGTCACAGTCAGGAAGGCCGGAACAAGGCCGCTGGCTGCCCGCTGGACGCACGCAAAACCTTCAAGCACCGCGTAGTCCGCCGTGACCGATAGCGAGGCTCCTGCGTCAAATTCAAGCGTCGCGCCGTAGCCCATGATTGTGACGCGCTTGGACACGGCAATCGACCGGCGCAAGAAGTAGGTGCCGGGAAGTAGCAGCACCCGGTCGCCGTCACGGCAAGCGGACAGGGCTGCGGAGATGTCGTCCCCTGGCGTCAGCACAACCCCGGCCACGTCGCGAAACACCTGCAGCGACTGCGCCCACGCTTGCAGGCACAGGTCGGTGTCCTTGCTGCCGCTACGCATAGGCGCCTTGACCGATGCAAGCCCGGTTCCGCGGGTGGAAGTGCGCTGCATAGGCATGGCTACTTCCTTTGGCCGGTCATCGGCTCAAGTTCAATGGACCAGCCAAGTAGCTCCAGACTGTTGCTGCCGTTGCCAGACTGCCCGCCGTCATCCCAGCAGCCGGTGCATTTGGTGAACAGCATGACGCGATACCACTGCGACGCCCGCTGGCTGAGGTTGACCCGCTTGTTGAAGAACGTGTCGGGCATCCACCGCTTGAATGGCGGAATGTCTGGCCGCGGGTAAATCAGGGCGTCGTACCAAGCGCCAAGCAGCGGGTCGTTGGTCGCATCGTCTTGCCAGAAGTAGGTCAGGTCGGTTCGGATAAAGGCATCCGGCCATGGCTGAACAACGCCGTCGCCGCTGGCAACCGTTCCGCTGGGCGTAATGTCTTGCAATTCCGCGCTGGACACAGAGCAGTCCAGCACGTCGAAGTGCGCGTTTTCCGACATGGACCAAATACCGATTGTCTCGGTCTTGGCGAAGTTGCTATCGGACATGCAAGCGGTGGTGACATTGCGCGAAGCCCGCAGCTTGAGTTGCAGCCACTTGTTGCGCTTGTAGTCGTCTTGTTCCAAGTAGAACGGCGCCGATTGCAGCAAGGCAACAAAGGTCGACCGCCCGACAATCGGGCTTGTGCCAGACCATGTGAGCTTGTTGTCGGTGTCGCCGGTCAACGCCGCAATGCAGTGGTGGTACGGGTACGGGAACGCCTGTGCGCCGCCAATCTGCCCTTGCGGGTACTCGTTGTAGAATCCTTGGCTGAACAGCAAGCCCGGTTCGTTGGGCGACACCATGAGTGTGCAGTGACCGGACGTGGCAGACCCGCGGTAAACGCTGCCAGCCGGGGTGCCAGCCGGGGTGTAGTACACGTCCGTGCCAGAGATTTGCTGCGTCCAGTCCACCGTTGTCGGTTCGCTGCCGTAGATCCACCAGACCTTGCGTGACGGCGACCAGCAGAGAATGGCGTTGTTGTACTCAGGCACGGGCGACGCAGCCATTGCCAAGGCGTAGTACCCGCCTCGCGCTACCCATACGGCACAAGCAAGGCTGGACGCTGAACGGTCAAACCGGAAGAAGCGGGACGAGTCCCTGGTGATGTTGGAGTTCAAGCCGTTGGTGTTCAGCGGCTGTTGCCAAACAACCGTCCAGCCTTGGTTGAACAAGTCCTGTAGTTGGTTGGCGACCATAGCCGGCAGACCGCTGCCGTCCCACGCATACACGCCGTCGTCGCCCAGCCACAGCAGCAAGCCGTCGTCGGACTGCGCCAATGTTCGGTGAGACACGCAACCGATGTAAGTGGACAGGGGCTGAATGGTCGCTTGGCTGGCTTGTGCAGCCGGACCGTCCACGACAAAGCACTCCGACGATGTGAGAACCACCATGCGCCCATAGTGCGACGCAATGCCTGTCACAGGCATCTGAGTGCCGATGTTGTAAATGCCCTGCACAGAGAAGCAGTTGGGCAGCAGCGGGTCGCTGACAAGCATGGTGTAGGGCGTCAACAGCAAGGATGTGGCACTTGGCCCAAGCCGAAAGCCGCCCTGTTTGCTGTAGTCCAGCACGGTCACAATGCCGTCGCCGTTCGTGTCGATAGGCGCGTCCACGTCAACCGAGGTGTCGCTGGCAAAGCCCGACAGCACAAGAGACTGCTGGTGTGCAGCAACGATGCTGGCGCCTTGGATGTAGCCCAGCAGGTAGGTGTCCACGCCGACTTGCTGCGGGTTGTGGAACGCTTCTACCGGCGCTGGCCGCATGTTGACCAGGGGATTCCATTGCCACAGCAGACCGCCGTTGGCGAAGTACACCGTGTCGTACAGGCGGGCGAAGGTGTAGGGCGTGTTGCGGGATTCGGTGTCGGTGTCGGATAGCAGCGCCCGCTCGTAGACCGTCCTGCCCTGCGTGTCGTAGACCTTGATCTGCACGTTGCCCTGTTGCAATACGGCAAAGACAAGATTGTACCGCAGCGACAGGGAGATGATGAAGTCCTCGCCGTCCGGCCCTGACCACAAGAAACTGCCAAGCGGGTCCGACTCCTTGACCGCGGCGTAGGTGTAGGTCGCGACCTCGTAAGAGAAGCCGTCCGGCGACATGGGGTCCGCAACTTCGTTGTAGCTGTCCGGCGCCCGCAGGATGTTCCAGCCAGCCCGAGGGATAGCCGTACCGCCCGACAAGTCGAAGTTCAGCACGCCGTCGAAGTCCAGCGACTGCTGCTCGACAATCTGCGAGGTCATGCCTTGGATGCGGGGAGCCACGTTGGTCTGCATGGCTACCGCCCGATGTTGTTGCCCATGATGGTCTGCGGGGTCATGTTCTGCAGGCTGGATGCCAGCACCTGCTTCATGGTGTCCACGCGGCTGCGGTAGATGCCGGCAAGCCCGTCGTCTTGGTCGCCTACCGAGGCTTTGGCTTTGACGGCGGCAAGCAAGGGGACCAGTTCGTCGAACATGGCAATGTTGTTGGCTACGGTCCAGCCGCTACCCGTAGCATCTCCGGCTGCCAGCAGATTGCTGTTGTCGGTCGTTGGCTGGCGCAATCCTGGGATGTACCAAACCCACAACCACGTCACCTGCTGCGGGTGCGGGTACAGGTACAGCAGCGTGTTGTTGGTTGCCTTCCACGTTAGCGGACGACTGTTGTTGATGCCAAGCGAGGCGTTGTCCTGCACATTGCCAATCGAGTACAGGTCGGTGATGCGCGTCACAGGCGGGATGGGCGACGTTGCTGTGCCGGGTGCGCCTGAGAAGTTGGCGTTGGTTGACGCGACATACTTGGCGTTGGCCGTAGCGATGCCCAAGATGCGGGTAAAGAAGCCGTTCTTGAGCGATGCACTGTAGTTCAACGGTGCAGAGGCGAAGTCGATGGCACCCGTTTGGGCGGGAATTTCAATTTGGCTAAAGGCAACAAAGCTATCGGGCGACTGTGCGATAAGCTGGTGGAACACGTCGATGTTGGACAGCTTGATAAGCGTGTCCAGTTGAGCATCGGTCCAGTGCGCTGCTTTGGGTTCGTTGATGTACAGTCGGACAAGTGCCCGTGCTTCTCCCAGAGTCATGTGTCACCTCTAGGAAAGCGATACGGTCGCGCCCTTGACGCCGGTGGACTTGCGGTAGTCGTCTGCCCACCGCGTTGGGTCCAGCTTGTCCAGCGCCTTGTCTGTGCTGTCCTGCTTGGCTTTGGCGCGGGCTGCCTTGTCCTGGTCAATCCACTGCTTCAAGCCGTCTGACAACGCTGCGCCGCGGGACTCGACAAGCCGGTCGTACAATCGAGGGGCATCGTCGCTGGACATGCATGTGTCTACAACATGGGCAAAGCCGCCGCTGGTCAGAGCAAAGGCTTTCATCTTGTGGTCTTGCAGGTCGTAGGCAATTTCTACTTCTGGAAAGTCGTGGCGGATCAACTCGTACCAATACAGCGGGAAGCCGTAGTGACACGCCATCCGGTATCGGTCGTCTTGAAAGAGACGCTGCTTGGCTTGCTCCCGGCTCATGCAGGCTCCTACGGAAAGGTCATTGCAGTCACGCTGGCTTGGCTGTCAATCGCGGTATTGCTGCTGTCGGCGGCGGGTACCCAAACCAGTTCGCAGAGCAAGTCTAGCGAGTCGGTGTCGGGGTTGTCGATGACGACACCAAACACGTTGCGGGTCCGGCTGATGTTGGCAAGCCCAGCGTTGGTGTCTGGCACATACTGCGCCGTGCTAGCGGTCAATGCTTGCTCGCTAATCAGAACCTGACTGCCGGTTCCGCCCGACGTAGTTGCCGCAACGGTGACGGTCGCATTGGCGCCAGCAGGCGTAGACACGTTGATGACGTTGAGCGCCAGCAACCGCTTGCTGCCCGTGCAAATCAGCGAGTAGACCTCGTTGGCTGCAGCAGACGTGATGCGAAACGAGTGACGCTCTACGCCGCTGCGGTAGCCCCATTGAATGTCGCTTGGCAGAAGCGGGTTGGGTGCTGGCATGACGCCTCCTAGAAGATCGGTGCGCCGTTGACGGTCAACAGGTAGTCCTGATACTGGCCGGCGTCGCTGGACAACGCGGTGCTGTACAGGACCAGCACTTGGAACTTGAGCGTATCGCTGCCCGCGTTGGTCACGGTCAGGACTAGCGGCTCAGTCTCGCAGTCCACCAGGTTGTTGTCTGGTGCCACTCCGGGGCTGGAAGCCTGCACTCCAGCGGCAACGTCGATTTCCACGGCCTGCGTCAGCGACGTTGTCCCGTCAGGCGCGAATAACTCGGCTGTAACACCAGTGAAGCCCGACTGGTCCACCAGCGGGACAATGGCCATGGCCACAATGCGGAACTTGCCGAACAGCGGGATGTAGACATCGCCGGTGGCCACATTGTCCACGGTCTGGCTGTAACGGTGAACACCGAGGACGGAGCCACGGGCTACGCTGTGAGAGACGATAGGCATGGTGTCCTCGATAGGTGAAGTTCGGGGGTAGCAGGCGGCGGTAGCTGGAGCAAACTACCGCCGCCTGCAAGTGGGCATCGCTTACAGCGACGGGTTGGTGATGCTGCAGCCGTAGTAGACACCGTGGGCGTTCAGCAGGTCAAAGCCGAACTGGCAGCGGTGGGTGTACACAGCCTCGAACGCATCCTCGCCGGGGATTTGGCGCAGGTGGTTGCCAAAGGTAGCGCCGCCCGACTCCCAAGCCGGCTCGCTGAGGTTGAGCCAACGCAAGTTCTGCGGGTCCAAGAAGAACGCCATGCCGTAGGGCATTTCCGGCTCGCAGATCAGGTCGACCTTCTGCTGGCTGGCAAACTCGACGCTGGTGAAGCCGCCTTGGATCTTCCACGGGGTCAACCGCACGTCGGCCTTGGTCACTTCCATGAACAAGTTGCGGAGCGTCTCGTCCATGAGCGCAATCGACGGGGTGCCCATGTGCGCCGCCCGAATCTTGGCAAGCAAGCTGTGCCAGTCGGACTCGACAAACGTGCCGCTGGACTGCACCTTGGCAGTGCCGTAGGCACGGATGTTGTTGGGGGTCAACTCGACGTTTTGGAACGTCAGGTTGCCGCCAGAGTCGGTCTGGTTCAGCAAGATGCCAAAGCCGTTCAGGGCCTTGCCGTAGTTGTTGACCGAAGCCGACGCGCCGCTGCACGGGACCAGCCAGTCGCCGTTGGCGGGGTTGCCGGTGGACGAGATGACGGTCACGGTCAAGGTGGAGTTGGCCGCGTCGATAGCGGTCACCTGCACATAGCCGTCGGGGGTGAACGTCGCACCGGACACGCCGCCGTAGGCAAGGAAGTCGTTGATGCGGAAGTTCTTGCTGTACCAGTTCGAACCCAAGTCGGCGTTGGCGTAACCCAACGGCTGGTCAACCGCAAAGGTCCACGTCGAACCGGACACGTTGGTCGCCGTGGCGCACCGGCCAAGTACGCCATTGGTCGACACGGTGCCCAAGGTGCCGCTGGTCAGCGTCCGCACCGGCGAACCGAGCATCTGCTGGTTGATCTGGCGAGCGTGGTTCTCGACCAGGTTCTGCAGCAGCAGCTTGAGTTCGGACTCAATGGCCGCTTCACCGCGGTCGCCCTTGTGAACCAAGTCGCCCGACACGCGAAGCACAGAGGCCATGCGGGTCGTGTAGACTTCGGCCTGCGGCATAATGGGCTTGACGCCCTGCGGCAGTGTTCCACCTTCGCTGTAGTTGGTGGTCGTACCGCCGGCGCGACCGGTCATGATCGGCCACAAGAACTTCAGACCGTCGCTCTTGGTCTTCTTGGCCTTGACGGCGTTGAGCGTGACCGACTGCTCTTTGATGGCCTTGTACAGGTCACCGTATTTGATCTTGAGCAGTGAGTCGAAGGCGTTTGCGCCTGTGGTAACAATCGTCGCCATGGTTCCCTCTGTGTGCGGCAGCAGCCGCGGTCTTGCTGACTACTTGCGGTCCCAGTAGCTCTTGTATGGACCAAGGCTCTGAGGTTGCTGCACACGCGGAGCGCCATTTGCGCCCGCCGTGTTCTGTGGCTGTCTGGCAGCCGTGGTTGGGCGGGCCCTCAGCCCGTCGTACAGCTTCATGCGCTTCTGGACGGCAGCCACGGCTTCACCGTAGGCATCGACGTGGTACTCAGTGTTGTACCGTTCGCTGGACAGCCGGCGCCACTGCGAGTCAAACAGGGCAGCAACAGTGTCCTTGGCCTCGTCGACTTGCGGCGAGTTGGGGAAGCCCTTGAACAGGTACTCGACGCCCTTGGTGACGTTGCCGTCGCGCCAGTTGGACATCTCCTCCCACTGCTTCTGCTGTTTGGCAGACTCCAGTTGGGCTTGGCGCTCTTGTTCGGCCTGCGTCAGCTTGCCCTCGAACTTGGCCAGCCGTTGCTCCAGCTTCTGGTTCTTGATTTCCAGTTGCTTGAAGTAGAAGTCAGGGTCGTTCGGGTCCAGTGCTTCCAGCGGGTCGGGCTCCAACTGCTGGGCGGGCGCATTGCCCTGGGCCAACTGCTGCAACACCTGCATGAACTGCTGGTTCTGCTGCTGCATCTGCAACTGCATGGCCTGCAACGCAAGCTGAGTCTGTTGGGCGACAGCCTCTACAGCAGCGGCAACTTCGCTCTTGGGCTTGGCGGGCGCGGCGGCAACGGGGTCCACGTCAGACACGTCGCCGGACTCAGCCACGGGGGCAAGAATGTCGCCGTCCTCTTGGGCGGGCGCTTCCATTGCTTCGCCGTCCCAGCCAACAAGCTCATAGGCTTCTCCGCCAAACGAGTCGTCGCTGTCGACCGATAGTTCCATGCCTGTGTCAGATGCGTCAGCCATGCTGTCTCCTACGCTGCTCTGCCGTTGATGATTGCCAGCGCCTGCTCATCGCGAGGACTTACCGGCGCGGCGTTTGGGATCAAAGACCCGTCGCCGGTCTGATTGTCCTGAAAACTCGCAGTATCTGTCAAGCCCTGTTCCGATTGTCCCTCTGGTGGAACAGCGCCGCCCATGCCAAGCGCCATCTGCAGGAACATCTTGTGCTGCATCATGTGGTTGTTGATGCGCTGCTGGGCAGCTATGTCGTCGTATGCCTTTTGCTGTTTGATTTCAGACAGGTGCTGTTCAAGGTGGGCCGCGTGGTCCTCCCATTCCTGCGCTTGAATGTCTTGGATGTACAGCAGTTGGTTCTCGTTCCGCGCACGCTCAACGTCCAAGTTCTTGGACCCGATGGCTTCGTCCACGTCGCCAAACTCCATGAGCTTGAGCGCCTTGGCTTGGTCAATCAGCCCGCCTTGGTACAGCGCCAGAATCTCCTCGCGACGCGCCTGCCGGTTCAGCGGCAAGGTGCTGTCAATGGACATCTCGACATCGCGGTAGGTGATGTTGGCCGCGTCGAACTCTTGAATGTCGCCCATGGCGTTCGGGTCGCCCACGGCGTACTTCAACGGCAGCGTCGCATTGTCGCGCCAGTTGTTCAGCACCTTCATGGCAATGCGCTTGAGGAAGGCGTGCAAGCACTGCAAGGTGATGCCGAGCTTGGTGTTGTCCTCCTCTGCCGCGTACAGCCGGTCCTTGCCGCTTGTGGCCGCAGACTGGTCGCCAAGGGCGGACATACCGATGCCAGTAGTCAGGGACATGCTGTCGGCAAGCAACTGGCTGAACTGGAAGATCTGCGGGGAGATGGGTTCTTGTCGCACAAACTCCGGCTGCCGGGCGTTGTCGTTGTAGCCAAGAATCTCGCCTGCCTTGCCGGTGGGCGTGTCCATCTGAGCACCGCGGGCAGCAAGCCAAGTGCCGAACAGATTGCGGTTGCGACCCTCACAGATAAGCGTGATGTTGGTGTTGAGCTGCCGCTGGGGCTGGCGGGCAAACGACATCGGCGTGCTGCCGTAGAAGTTGTCGGGGTCCGGCATGAACTCCGCGTACTCGAACGGCAGGACTTCGCCTCGCAGCGGTTCGTCGACAACCAGGTTATCGGCAATGACCATCCAGTGAGCGCCCTTGGGATACTCCTCGCAGGGCAGGTGCCACATCTCCCGAACAGCACACAGCCGGTTGTCTTGCAGCCGCTGGGGGTTCATCCAGTAGTCGGGGCTGACAACTGCCGTGTTGGACGTTGGCCAATCGGGCGATACTTCAATGCCGTACTTCTCGTGAATCTCAGAGATGCCAAGCGGATAGACGCGACCGCACCACTTGGCGTCCTGCCACCTGTTGGCGCCGGGGTCGACGCGCATCTCGAAGTTGGACACAAACCGCGTCACAACGTCGCCGGTACGGACTTGCTTGGATTCTGGCTCGCCTTCCAGTTCTGACGCATCGGCCACAACGTCGACCATTTCGCCCGCGTCTGGATCCCAGTCGCAGTACCACCACCCGCCGCCGCACATGGTCATGTCGGTCACAAGGTAGATGTACTCTTGCTGCAACTGCTTGGAACGCCAGAAGTATTTGAGCAGGTGCTCGCAGGCTCTGGCTGTCGCACGGTCGTCGCTGCTGGACGTGGCCGGCGTGACAACCGGGATGGGCTGCTGGGCAATTAGCTTGGAGATAATCGTGCGGACATGCGCTTGGTAGACGTTGATGGTGATAAGCCGATTGCGCCGGTCGTTGTCGTTGTTGGCGGTACGGACCAGATTGCCGCGTGCCACGCCGTCTGCTTCAAGCCACTGCTCTCCGCCGTTGAACAGCTTGTTGGCAAGCCAGTCGTAGGAAATGAGCGCCATGCCGTTCTCGGCACGCTCGAAAGCGTCCTTGACGATTTCCTCTGGCGTCATTTCGTCGCGGTCATCGTAGGGCATTGGCTATCCTAGTAGATCGGCTTGGACATCATCGGTCGACCGCGGTAGTTCCACTTGCTGGGGTTCGTTTCCTCGTTCATGACATCGGTCGGGATGGGTGAGGTCATCATCATGGACGACGCCATGGGCTTGAGTTGCGACGTAATGTTGCCGCTTGCAGGCTCCTTGCCGCCGTCCTTGGTCTGGACTTCGCCGTAGTTCTTCTTGTTTTCAAAGTACTTTTGCGCGGCCATCATAGACAGGCCAAGACCGGAACCAACGCGCTGCTCTTGCTGTTCGCCGCCACCAAACAAGCCGGCTGCCGCGCCGCCAATACCTGCGCCGGCTTGAGCGCCGGCAAGTGCGCCTTCTGGCCCTGCCAGTTTGGCGCCGGCAAGTGCGCCAAGAACTGAGCCGCCGGCAGTTGCCGCCGAATTGATGGTATCCCGCGACGCGTTGCGCGGAGGGGGCTTGTAGGCTCGAAACATGGGTCCTCCTAGCGAACTTGCGACGGCAGTTCGATGCGCTGGTTGGGGTCAAAGTCTGGACGCCGTGGACCGCCGCCGCGCTCGAAGTAGCCCATAAGGGGCGCGGACGTGCGACTGGCCCACTGCTGCAACTGCTCCGGTGCAAAGCCGGTCTTGGACACGATGCGCTGGTACTGCGCTCGGTCCTGTTCGTCGTTCATGTCCAGCACAACGTCGCCGCCGCCTGCGTTGACGAAGTGCATCTTGTTGCCGCGGTAGTCCATGACCGGGACAAACTGCAGTTCTTCGCCGCGCTGGGCGGCTTGGATGGCAGCACCGCGGGCTTGCTCGCGTAGGGCAACCAGGTCACGCGCATAGGCGTCACCGGTGTCCGCGGCTTGCAGCATGTCAATCCAGTAACCGGGGCCTGTACCGCCGCCTTGTTGACCGCCGCCTTGCATGGACTGCGACGGCTGACCCTGCCCTTGCTGCATCGCGCTGGACACGGCTTGTGTCGCACTGCCGGACTGCTGCACTGGCACGCCGCGCTTCTTGTCGCGACCGCTGGCACGGATGGGCTCTGGAGGCAACTGCGGGTCGCCCAAGCCACGGAACGCCTCCATGCCAGCGCCTACCGCATCCTTGAGGTACGGGGCTCCTGCGGCAATGCCAGCGCCCATGAGCGTTGGGTACGGCGGGGCTGCGGCTTGCGGACCTGCAGCGGGGGCTTGCGGGTCACGGGCGGACAACATGCCGGCGCCTGCGGCAAGAGCGCCGCTACCGAGCATGGCGCCGCCGACCTTTTTGGCTATGCCGCCGAAGTCTGGCCCGTATTTGATGTTGGAGAACTGGTTGCCAAAGCCGGCAAAGGGGTCTTTGGGAACCGGCTGGCCGCCGGGCATTGGCATGGGGCCGGACTCGCCGGGGCGCATACCTGTCGGACGCGGAAAGCCTAGGCCGCCGCCTTGTCCAGCCGGAGCTCCGCCCGTTGTGGCAAGACCGCTGCCGCCTCTAGTAGCAAGCCCTGTACCGCCGCGGGATAGCGGGTCAATGACGGCGCCGGGACGGGCGAACGGATTGTTGCCGGGTGGCAGAATCTCTGGACTCCGCGGCAACGGGTCGATGATGCGACCGGGACCGCGGTTGAAGATCGACGGGTCAGGGGGCAGGACTTCGGCTGTCGGGCGGGGCAGACCGCGACCTACAGGACCGCGACCCATAGCAGGCAAGCGGGCGCCCATAGCCATGCCCGAAGGACCGCCGCCGCCGCCGATCATGCCCAACGCCATCTGTGCGATGTCGTACTCGCGCTTGGTAATCGGTGGACCGAAGCCAAACGGGTCTTCGTACAGCGGTTGGCCGTTCTTGTCGACGCCGGCAATGCGTGGCTCTTTGGGGCGAATGGCTTCAAGCAGGCTGTCAGTCGCAGTGCCAAAGGACTTGCCGACTTCGCCCAACTTCTGACCTGCACGCTGGCGCATCTCGGGACCGGTTGCCGAACGCTGTGCATCGCGCAATAGACCGAAACTTTCGTTCTTGGGCATACTAGCCTCCGCGGGACAGCAAAATGTCGTTGAGGTCTTGGGCTGCCTTGGTCTGTTCGACGCGCTCTACGGCGGGCTGGTAGCCGACTGCGGCTGCAACGGCTGTAGGCGCGGACGCGGCAAGCATCATTCTTACAAGGTGTCGCTCTGCGGCAAGGTCCGACTGCACCTTGGTCATGGCGTAGTCGAGGTCCAGCAGCCGTGTTCCGCGTGCGTCGTACTGCTCTTTGTGCGCCTGCTTCTGCCGCTGCGCTTCCCGCTTGATAAGCTGCGCGTACAAGACGGCATGCACCGTAGTCACGGCAAGCAAGGCGCAAACAGCGGACAGTACAAGGACGGCAGTTTGCATGAAACACCCGCCCGCATTGTGCAGGGCACGGGACAATGCTGCGACAATCGGCTGGACTTTGCAAGCACAAGGACAATCTACAAGAAATCCAGCACCGAACCGGACTGTCGGGGGGCTGTTGGCACCGCAGACACGGGCGGCAAGTGCGCTGGATGGGTGATGCCAGGGGACTGCCAATCGGCAACGGCGGGCTCCGAGCGCAAGAAGTCCAGCGGTCGCTGTGTCGTTTGCTGCTGTAGCCGCTCTTGGTCCGGCAACTGCCCGGCTACCCAGCACAGAATGGCTGTCATCATCGCCGCGTCGTCCTTGGCGCCTTTGACTGCCCGCGCCGTGACGCAGTTGATGTCGGTCCAGCAGAAGGTCGACATCTGGCCGTAGACAGGCTCCCAGCCGCAGACCAGTTGCTTCTGCCTGCACGCCGTCCGAAGCGCCGCAATCATCGCCGGCTTGGTGGCCGAAGTCGTCTGCACGCCGATCTTGGTTTCCAGCGCGTGCTCGACCGCATTGAGCTTTTGCCGCAGCCACATGTTGTAGATGCCAATCCCACGACAGGCTTGAATAAACGCCACGCCGGGGCCGTTGGCCTCGGGTGCCATCATCGGCTTGCCGTAGTAGGTCCACATCTCCTTGGCTTTGTCGGCAGCTTCGGAAGGGTCGCACCAGCCAGCAAATCCCGCGACCATGTGCAGCTTGCCGCCGTACAGTTTGGCCACGCCGATGACCGTCATGTCGCCGTCGGTGCCGCCTTGGCCGATGTCCGCAGCCATGAGGTACTGCGCCTGCGGGTCGTAGTCCGACAGCTTCTCGAACCAGCCGCCGACGCACTCCTGCCACCTGCCGTCGACCACAACGCCGCGCTTCCACCTATCGCGCTCCAGCATGACCTGCTTGCCCATCTCCTGCAGTTGTTCGCCGGACAACACGGTCTGGCCAGAGGTCAAGAAGCACGTCTCGTCGTCGTCGGGGAACTCGGTCTTGATGCCAGAGATGTTGAGGTTGAACTTGTCCCGCAGCTTGCGGCACCACCAGACATACTGCTGCGGCGACAGGCCGAACCGTCGCACTCGCTCCTCAACGTCTGGCACAAGTCCGTACTCGCGCTCTGCTGCGGCGGCTGCATTGGTCCCCAAAGCGCCCGACAGGTAGTTGCGGACAACTTCGCACTGCATGTCTGTCAACGGGGTGCTGTGCCCGTCCAGTTCGTGCCACGGCACAAAGACAGGGGCGTAACCGGTCTTGCCGAGTTTGGCGTTGAGGTACAGGTTGTGAAACGCATCGCCTCTGCCGCGGGGCGTGGACTCAATAAAGACGCCGTTGCCCTTTTCCAACTCGACCGACTGCAGGCAAGCGGTCATGGTGGTCTGGACATCGTACCAGTACGGGATTTCCGTGAGGTGCAGGACCTGGTATGTCTCCGACCGACAGACGTTGGCCGCCGTGGCCTTGGTGCCCGCCGAGTAGAAGTCAACCATGCTCCCGTTGGACAACTGCAGTCGGTTGTTGTTGTCCACGGTGATGGACAGCCCCAACAGCCGGCAAGCGGACTGCATGATCATCCGGTACTTGTCCCTAAAACTGGGGGCAAACCGCTTGTCGTGCAGCACAACCGCTGCCTTGTACGAAGGCGTGCGGACCATGAGCCACGAGATAAGGACGGTGATAAGGGTCGAACAGCCCCACTGCCGTGCCTTGGCAACTACGGCTTGCATCGGCTTGCCGGCTGCCAACTGGGCGATGATAGTCGCTGCAAGACGCCGCTGGGCACGGTTCCACTTGAACCGCTCCTTGGGGCCGGACTTGGGCTGGATGACGGCAACGCGGGTGCAGAAGATTTGGAAGTTCTTGCGGGCTGCTGCACGGAACTCGGCAAGACCCTCCTCTGTGCGGAGGTCGAAGTCTTGCTTGCCCGCAGACAGTTGCTTGCGGACGGCGTTCTCGTGTTGGGGCAAGACCTGCGGCGTCAAGGGGTCGCGGTTGGTCACAGCCACCTTGTAGGCCGTAACCGGGTCTGTGCGCCGCCTCTCTGCCTGAGAAGCCTGCACGCGGGACACAGGCCCCTTCTTCTTCTTGGGCTTGCCCGGCACCGCCTTCTTGCCGCCGTCTGTTCCCCGCTCGATTGCCTTGGTCATTGTCCGCCTCCGCCGTGCGCCCGGCAAGGACAGCTTACTCTATGTCGGGGAATCCGTCGTCAAAGCCGCCGTCGTCAGGGAGGCGGTCGCCTTTGGCCTTCCCGCCCGGTCGCTTCATCTTGTTGATTTGGTCGATCTTGCCGGCGACAGCGACCCGGATTTTGAACCACTCGCGGGCATCTTCGGAGGCGGAAACAAGGTCTTTGTAGACAGCGGTGGCTTCTTCGTAGAGGTCCGGCAGGAGGGGCTTACTCATTGGTCACGCAGTGAACGGATGCTGTTGAGGACCGAGGTTGCGGCGATAAGGGCGGCTGTTTGCGAAGCAGGCGACGTTTCGACATTGAGCCTGTCGTCGGCAACGTCCAGCAGCTTTCTGTACACCGTGGCGTACTCGGCCTCAAGGTTTATGGGTTGCCCATCGCCGGTGTCGTGCGCGTACTTGTGCGTCGTGTCGTTTGCACACTGAACGCAGAGGGACTTGCTGCTTTCCGACAGTTCGCAGCCGCACTCAACGCAGGCTGTCCAACGGGTGACAATTGGCAAATCGGTTGGCGCGTCGTCCACTTCGTCGTCGTCCACTTCGTCGTCGTCTAAATCCGGTTGTTCTAGGGTCGTCATGTTGCTCCATGAGTCGTGTTTGCTGTTACAAGACGCGGCGTTTCCGCTCCAGCCCAGCAGTCAGCCTGACTATACAGCAAGACGCAGCCCTTGCCAACACCGTTTCCAAACGCCCCCTTGATCTTTGCATTTATTTGTGGCAAAGGGGGAGCGTCTAGCGAGACCCGCAAGGGGCCAGTGACGGCGCGACGGATAGCTTTCGAAGCGTCTAGGGACCCGGGGCTAACCGGGTGTATTCGTGAACCCACGCCGGCAGTAAAGCCTTGTGGTCCTGCAGCTACAACTAACACCGTCTATTCAAGTACCTAGCATCCAGCGTCAGCCGCCAAGCCTGTATTCGGGTCAGGTGGTTGTCCGCCCGACACATCTTGCAGCCCCAAGCAAACGGCCCTATCGCCGGTATGTGCTGCGCTGTTGTCAGGTCGACAAACCGGACCCACCTGCAGCGCCAGCACTGTACCTCTATGGCTGTCTCGGGCGTTCTCATTGGCTTTGCCAAGTTCATTGGGCTACCGCAGAAACTGCACCGGGTAAGGCAACTACCGCCCGACTGCAGTCGCAGATAGGACAGCCGTCAGAGGCCAACACCGTTCCGCCCACTTCGACCGAACGCCGTCCCGCATAAAATGAGGACAGGCTGGCGATGAATACGAGTACGCCGGACAGCAGCGCCAAGCTGTATCCGGTCTTGTTGTCGGGAATTGGCTGCATCGGGACTCCGGCGGAAAGGGTAGGGGAAATTTTTTGGATGGGGTGTTGGTAGTATAAGAGTAACACCCGCGCCGGAACACCCTCCCTTATACCCGGCCCCTACGCGCACGCTCGAGCACCCACGCGCCTGGCCGCACGCACGCACGCACGCCTGGGCACGGTCTACGCGCACGCACTGCACCCGCCCGAGCATTGTCTGGCAGCAGGGCGATGGGTCGGCTGTAGGGATTCCTGCAGACTCGCCAGCCATGCCAGCTAGCAGACCCCCCTACGCTGCAAGGTGCTGCGGTTTGACCCCTACCTGACCCCTGCCTGAGACCGTTCGCGCGCCTTGTAGGGCATCCTGCTGCGTCGGGTTTGGCTGTCTTTGCAGACCTTGCAGCCCTGACAACTGCTGTGTAAACGTGATCGGTAAGCCTATTGTCGAACCATCTTGCATCTTGTGCTGAATTGTTCTTGACAGGGTTGTGGGGCAGTCCTAGATTGTGGATGTCGCCAATGACGGTGACACACACAAGCGAGGGTCACATGGTTTGGGAACTGTACACGTCGACAAAGTTGGGTGGCGAACCAGAGGGTTGTGACTTTGCCGGCACAATCATGACCGAAGACGCAAACGTCATTGTCACGACACTTATGGCGCTGCTGGGCATTGTGGATGCGCGCATCGTTGACGATTGCGGCGAGATCTACGTCGACAGCACCACGGACGGAACTCCCTACGGAGACGACAACGGCGCGCCAGTAGCCTGGGCACGCATCGCTCACTTTGTCTAACCACTGAACCACAACAACAACACACTGACACTCTGAGAGGCACACAATGGCAAGCAAGAACAATGGCAAGTGGATGTTTGAAGTCACCGACACCTTCGGCGGTGAAGCGAACTACAACTGGGTTCGCCGCGACACTGTAAACGGCAGCCTGACCGATCGCGGCGTGGTTCGTGCGCTCAAAGCGATGATGGGCATTACCGGACAGCGGGCAGAGGTCGACAACTACGGCGACGACATCACCATCCGTCCGGCTGATAAGGGCCACTGCATCGTAGGCTTTGCCACTTGGCAAGACTGATCAGGTCGAAACAGCCGCGAGGCTGTCTGTCCGTACTGCGGGCACTGACGAGACCCCAACCCTTCCACACACTTAGGAGCAACCAACCATGAACCAACAGCCACAAACCCAAGCTCCCAAACGCCTCGGTGTAGACATCCGTATTGGCGGTTCCGACCCTCGCATGGATGCCTTTGCCGACCACCTGCGCTCAATCTTTCCAGAGGCTTGCGTGACTCGCTGGACACTTCCATGCAACGTTGTAGCTGGCTCCAACAGCATTGACCTGCAATCCATGTGGGAACAATGGTCGGTCACCCTTGCATCTTGACCCCGCCCTACCCTCCCCGCTTGTCAAACTTGGTGCGCCCAAGTGTCAAGAGCGGTTATCTAGCACAAGTCTAGGGGAGCAGTAGGGATAATAGGGATTCGTCACGACAGAGGCGGATTCCTGCAAAGCAGCGTGATCCTGCGAAAGCCGCATGATCACATTCCGCCCTGCCTAGACAGCCAATCGCATAACGCATTGTTATCCCTTGGCTAACTTTCTCACCTGACCCTACTTGACAGCATTGCGCTGAGTTTGTTAGGGTTCACCTGCCGCGCTACTGCGGCCCCTTGGAGCAACAGACCATGGCTACCACTTACAAACTGACCGCAGGAACCTACCACGTCGACGAGCCAAGCTGCGATCTGCTCGCCGCTGCCTTCACCGCTACAGACTGGCATGGCGGTATTGGCTGCCCCTTGTACAAGTTGCAGTGTGGCGAATGGTCCTACATGACTTGGGACGACTACGCGATGGCTCTGGCCGATTTCCGCGACTGCCTGCCCCTTTGCCAGCCCGAAGATGAGGAAGGCTACTTGGCGCTGCTGTCAGCCATTGAGGCGGTAGAGGACGTGGTTTGTGGCTGGCCCGGTTCACGCGAGCCAAACGAGACCGTGCACTACAGCGCGTATTGAGCCCGAAACACCCGCTAGGGTGTCTGCAGGTATCGCCTGCACTGACGATGGGCAGTTACCCGACACAACAGGAGCAGCACATGGAACAGAAGTTTGCCGCACGTGAGAAGTACGAGTTTGCTAACGGTGCAATTGGCTATCGGCCAGGCGGCCCGTTTGACTGCCTCGGGCCATGGGCCAAGGTCAAGAACTGCCCGATCCAAGGGACCGACAAGCGCCTGACCTGCTATGCCACGGCCTACGCTGACACCTATTTCAGCATCCCAGCCGTAACCCGCTGCAAGGGTCAGCGCATTGTCGGCTACTTCACGCAGGACAGCGATGGTGCGGCGTGGTTTGTGCCGATGACCCGCGAGCATGGCAAGCTGGGCATTGCCGCAGAATAGACCAACACAGGCCGAAACACCCCACGGGGTGTCGCAGCGTATCGCGCTGCCTGACGAGGCCAGACCGCCTTTGGCACATAGGAGCACACAATGACCGACTACAAGAACAAGCCCTGGACTTTGGCAAACCACCCTCGATGCTGCAGCGGTCGCGTTGTGCGCACCGGTAGCGACGGCCTGCCCGAAGTCATCGCCCGTATCGACGTGGTTTACCCCGTGGACGGCGCAGGTCGCTTGCGCGTTGCCCTGTATGACCACACTGCCGACGACGGCAAGCGGTGGCACTATGCGACGGCAAACGGGTACGGGTACGACAAGCTGGCTGCAGCTTTGGCTGGCATGACCGTTTGCGGCAATGTCATTGGCGATCATTCTGACTACCGCGGGTACAAAACCTTGCCGGACATCTGCCGCGAGCAGGGCTGGCTGTATCTCGCTCCGTAAACTTTCCACAGGTGGGGAGCGCATACCAATCACGCTCAAAGGACAAACCATGCCACACCTGACCAAACCAGGCGCAAACGGAACACTCAAGCGATACCGCATCCGGTACAGCGACGATCCGACCATTGACCCGACCAGCGAATGGGGCTGTTGGGCATACTCTGCCGAGCACGCTCTTGAGAAGTTTGACGCCGACGACGAAGGGTACACCCCAATCTCTTGGGCCTTGCTGGTTGTCAGCGAGGACGGCCTGACTCGTCGCGACCAAGAAATGAAGTGGCACACCGTCTAGCCAAACCCTCTGACCCCTCTGGAGCTTCCCATGACCATCTATGCCATCACAGTCTGCAGCCTTGCAGATCGGCACATTGTCTACTGCAACAACGAGGAGCTGGCCCGCCACAATGGCCCGCAAAACCCGTTCCAACTGGCCAAACAAGCGGCGATCGTCAAAATCGGCTGCGATGTTGTGCAGACCAGCCACAACTCCCCAGTGACCACTTGGGACGGCTGGCAAGAGCACAAGTTCTGGTTTGGCGCCTAACCCGCAACCCCTACCCCTTCCACCCTCTGGAGCTTCCCATGACCATCGTAACCCTCCCCCAAGCCCATCCCCTGCACCTGATCGACTACCGCCAGCGTAGCGGCATTACAGCCGAGGTTGCCGCGCAACGCGCGCGAATCGGCATCACCACCCTGAGGCACGCCGAACGCGGTTCCTTGGCTTTGATGGGCGGCAGGCTGCACGCAATCGCCCGTGTGTACGGTGTCAAGCCGGCTGTCCTGGTCTGTGACCCCGCAGACGACAAGCGCCTGACCGCAGAGCTGGAGCGGTACAAGGCCGAGTGCCCGCCGCATCGGGCCCGCATCACGATCCAGCAGTGGCGCGAGGATACCGCGGCGTAGACCTTCCCGACAACCCAGCCCCACAGCAAGAGCCCGTAGCCTAACCCGCTGCGGGCTTTTGTGTTTTTGACAATCGTACACCACCCACAAAATACTTTGTGTAGACAGCTTGACTTGTAGTCAGGGTGTCCGCATACTCCTTTATGTCAGCAGGCAATGACGCCAAACGCTGACGGGAGACACCACCATGACCAGCCAGACCATCACCTGCAACAACGCCAACGACATTGACGCCGCCATCAACCTGTCGATCGCAGAAAACCGCATCGTCCACATTGAGATTCCCGACGGCGATGATGCTGACGGCGCACGGTATCGCTTGTCCCACAGCAGTGACGACGCCTGCGACGAAAATGATGGATCGCGCTCATTCTGGGGTGACCTGACTGGCGACGGCGACAACTGGCGCGTGACTGTCGTTGCCTAACCACCCGACCCGAGCAAGTCGCAAAACTGCTCGCCACCCTGACCTATTGGAGCCCCATGACACCCGACCCCAAACGACTGAGGCAAGCCCGAGAGGCCGCCAACCTGACTCAGCAAGCCGCCGCTGCGGACCTGTCCTGCAGCCTTCGCACGGTAGGCCGCTGGGAAGCTGGCACGACCCAGCCGAGTGACCGCGACTTGCGGGCGATTGCCGCTGTGTACGGCTGCCAGACTTCTGACCTGTGCGAGGTGGCCAATGGGAACCCCTAACCGCTACCACGACCGCCACCTGGTCGACACCTGCCGCGGCTGCTGGCGCCAACGCTGCGACTGCCAACAGGCAGAACAGACCCGCCTTGTTGTCTGGACCGTCTGCGCCATCGTCGCGTTTGTCGTCGGCGCCTTGTCCATTGCCGGCACTGTCGGCTTGCTTGGAGGCTAACATGGGAACCTTACTGACCGCCCGCAACCTGCCGGGGACCGGCGACTTTGACCCGCCCGACGACGACGACCCGCCGGAGTGCGAGCCCTGCGGCGGCATGGGTCGCCAGTGGGATCCGCTGTCCCACGGATACTTTGACTGCCCGACCTGTGGCGGCACAGGACAACGCAACACCGAACCCGACGCAGACGTTGGACTGGACTGGGTGCCATGAACACGAACTGCGAAAGATGCGACCGCCCAGAGTGCGAAAGAGGCTCGTGCAAAGCCGTGATGCTGGCACACGACGCGCCAGGCGACTCTTTGCAGGCTTTTGCCGATGCCGCTGCCATTTGCGCCGACCACACCGTCAACTGGCGCGATCGCTGCCTTGCCGCAGAAGCCGAGTTGGCCAAGTTTCGGGAGGTGCTGCCGAAGTGGAAGGCGGACGAATTCCGCCCGACAGACTTGGTGCTGCGGTCCTACGGTGGCGAGGCTGGCCGCGCTTGGTTTTGGGCTGGGCACTTTTGGAGTCGCTGCGGTGGCGTCGTGACCCAACACGTTGACATGGACGCGGCACGGCGAATGGTCGAGGCACACCACGGCTTGCCAGTTTGCGAGGTGCTGCCGTGACCTGCCAAAACTGCAAAGACCCGGACTGCCGTGCTGATGCCGCAGGGTCAGACGAGCGCGTCGCCTACGCATGGCTGCAAGCCAAGGGCAGCAAAGAGGCTGGTGAGCGCTGGAAAGCCGCCAGCGAGGCAGAAGAACAGGCTCAACGCGACTGCGCCCACCGTGCGGCGAACCGGACCAACGCGGACGCGCTGGCCCGACTGGCTGACATAGAGGCGCGGCAAGACCGTATCGAGGCGGTTTTGCGGGAGAAGGGGTGGATGTGATGCAAATCCAAAACTGGACCATAACGGACCATAACGGCGCAATCTGGAGCGCAAGGTGTTATTGCGGTTACACAATGTCGTGCGCAAAGGCGCTCATAACTGCCCGCCCGCCCAGGTGCAAGCGGTGCGGTGCAAGTGCGGCCAAGCCGGTACATGCACCGCCGCCAATAACCCAGCTGCGAGCGGGGCCGGGGCAGCCGTTTGTGCCTGTCGACAAGCCTGTGGACAAGATGCCAAGCCCGCAGATTGTCGATGCTTTGTTCGACGTGCTGGGGCTGGCGCCGGTTACACTTAAACAGCCGGAGCCAAAGCCGGCAAAGCCAAGCCGCTACCGCCTGCGGGTCACCGTGCCAGTTGGCTACGTTTGCCACCGGCTGACAGTGCTGGGCGACAGTGAGACGCAAAAGGGCCGCGCCATGGTCCGCTGTCGCTGCGAGTGCGGCGTGGTCAAAGACGTGCATCGCTGGCACGTCGCCAAGGGGACCGTCCAGTCTTGCGGCTGTAGCCGGGATTCTGCCACCGACCTGCGGCACAACATGCGAACCGTTGCGTTACCTGGTGACGTGTTCGGCAGCCTCAAGGTCATCGAGGAGGCAGAGAAGCAAGGCAAGAACCGGACGGTTATCGCAGAGTGCACCGTCTGCGCCAAACGCTGGAAGGTAGGCGTCCAGAATCTGCGACGCAGTAGCGACGACTGCGCCTGTGCCGACCGCTGGCGGCAATCGTCAGCCGGCAAAGAGCAGGCCCAAGAGATCAAGCTGGCGCGGATTGCCAAGCGGGCAGAGTACGACCGGGTCCGCAAGGTCCGCGAGATTCAACAGCGGATCCGGGTCACTACCGCACGGCTGGCCAAGTTGCAGGCGCAGCTTGACGCCTTGACCCCTGCCGCGACTGTGGCACAATAGACAGGACAGCCCCGCCAAGGGCTACCGAGGCACCGTGTATCGTCACGCTTTCACACTTGAATCACTGAACCGTCAACGTCGCCTGCGGTGTGCCTCCCGCTTTGACGTTGGCGCAGATCCAGTCTGGACCCGCTGCACCTTTGTTCGTGCAGTTGTGGCCGGCAGAGGTTTGCCACGTTGGCGCGTGGGATTCGGTGATTCAACTGTGAGGTGTGCCGATGCCAATCCTTGAACACGAATACCACCCGGTTGACTACCGGAACGTCTGTGACTTGCGCAAGGTTAGCTACCCCGCACGCGCACTGTACCTTGAGCTGTTCTGCGCGGCTGGCAAGACAAAGCACGGCGTTGTCGACGTTCGGCCAGCACTGCTAGAGGAAGAATCTGGCATACCTGGTACGCAGATTCCTGCGCTGCTTGCCGAGCTTGTTGGCGCTTGCCTGATTGCCTATGACGCAAAGAACCGCATTGCCTACCACGCCGGTAGCGCACTGCGTCATTGCTACAACGACAAGAACCGAAGCGGCTGGATCAAGGTGGCTGCAGGTCTGCCGGCTGGTCCGGTCAGGCTGGCGTTCGAGTCTGAGCTTGCAGGGGTTGCTTGGCAATCTGATACCCCTTGCATACCGTATGCAGACCGTGTCGATACCGTATCGCAACCGTCTGGATACGGTATCGACAACAGTAACGGTAACAGTAACAGTAACAGTAACGCTAACGGGAACGGTAACGATGAACCTTCTGTAGCTAAAGCTACAGACACGTCTGCTACCGCAGCCGAGGTCCGGGCTATCGCCAAAGAGCCGGACGAATACGACGGGCCAGACATGCCGGACCCTTGGGCCAAGCTGCAAGCCGAGTACGACAACCCGATGGCCAACCGGGCAGACTTTCGAGTCCCGCCCAAGCTGACCCCAGAAGCCGCATTGAAGCTGGCCCAAGCCGACGCCAAGCGCAAAGGCATCCTGCCAGCCGAGCCGCCGCAACTGGCCATGGACCTGCCAGCGGGGAAGCCTGTGCGCAAGGAACTGACACCGGGCCAACTGGATGCCATCTTTGCCAAGCGCAAGATGCTGGAGGTAGTCAACCACTGGAACGAGGTAATGGCCGGCAAGAACGCGCCTTGCGTGCCCAAGACCGTGATGCCCATGGCTGGAACGCTCATGGCCAACTTTGCCAAGTTCCAGCACCGCGAACCGCTGGAGGATGCCCGATGGTTGTTTGACTGGGCCATGGCTATCGACCCGTATCACTCCGGCAGACAGGGCAAGCCGTGGACGTTGCAGGGCTGGCTAACCGCCGACCACCTGTCAGCCGTGTTTGCTTCCTACCGGACGCACAAGGGCGACGGCAAGGTGCTGACGATGGACATTGAGCGGACCTTGCGCGACTGGCGCTTGGCTGTCGAGACGGCGGAACTAAACAACAAAGTAGCGGCGGCAAACAATGAGTTCTAACCCGACAGCGATTGACCTGGAGTGCCTGAGCTACGAGCGGATCATCTTGGGGACATGCCTGCTATGCCCTGACCTGTACCCGGACGCAGCGCCAAAGGTGGCAGCAAAGGATTTTGTAGACCCGGACCACTCGCTTGTGTGGCAGATGCTGGCGGACTACTCCGCTGCTTTGCCCGTTGACCAGCGAGACGATACCGAGCTTTGGATCGGCATCCAGCCCAAGATTGACAGCCAGTCAGCCAAGGTCGCGGAGCGCATCAACGGGTTGCTGGCAACCTGCGTTGCCCGCTTTGGCAGCCCTGTAAAGCACAACCTGTGGCACGCTTGCGAGTCGGTCGCCACCTACGCTGCACAAGCCCGCTACCGGCAAGCCGTGGCACGGTTGACAGCCGAGCTTGACGCGGAGTCAAACCTAGATGCCCGCGCAATCATTGCAAACGCAATTCGTGACCTTCCACAGCCCGCAGGAGCCGCGACAGAGGCCACAACGGCAGACCACACGGATGATGTGTTTGCGTCGGTCCTAGACGGCAAAGCGACTTCGCTATGGGTATGCCCGACAGGCTTGCGGGCCTTTGACGAGCGCAACGGCGGGGGACTGCATCCGGGCCGGCTGTACGTTCTGGCAGGCCGTCCGGGCTGGGGCAAGACAGCGATGGCCTTGCAATGGGTGGCAGCCGCTTGCAGGCAGGGCATCCCGTGCGCGTTCGTGTCGCTGGAAATGCCTGAGACAGACCTGATCCTGCGGCTGGCAGCCTATGTCAGCGGCGTGTTTGTGATGGATCGGGACTATGCCCGCTGGCCGTTGTCGCACGACGAGCGGGTGGCGCTGGAAGATGCCCAAACCGAGATCCGCGGCTGGCCGCTGCACCTGCGTTGCAAGACGACAACCGCGCAACAGCTAGTCGGCTGGGCCAGTGACCTGCAACAGCGGCTGGGCGTCAAGGTTGTGGCGGTGGACTACATCCAGATCCTTGCGGGACAGCCCAAGCAAGCGGCGTTCGAGCGCATCGGGGAGGCAAGCCGCCTGTGCAAGCAACTCGCGCTCCAAGGGCTGGCCGTTATCGCCGCCGCGCAGCTGAACCGTGAGGCAGAATCGACCGAGCGACCGACCGCTGCAACGCTGTCAGGTGCTGACCAGATTGCCATGGATGCCGACTGCGTTGTGGTGCCGTGGCGACCCAAGGACGGCAGCGGGGCGCCAGAGGGGTACGCGGAGTTGGTCACGGTCAAGGGTCGCCGGACCAAGTTGGGCCGGGCTCGCGTGCAATGGGTCGGCAAGACGCAGAGCTTTGCCGACAGCATTGACGATTACCTGATGCAAGTCAGCGACGGCAGCAGTACCGCAAGAGGTGGCAAGTGGTAGACCAACAAACGTTAGACCGGGAGGCAAGGCGCCAACTGGACCAACTGAGACGGATGCAGGGGATCCACCATGACGCGCACCTAGCGGCAGTCTTGGCCCACCTGCGCCTGATACTCAAAACCGCAGAGGCCCGCCGTGGGTTTGTGCAGATGCTGGAAGGGGTGACGACGCCGTGATGCTCTATGCTTCACCACCAGGGGGACACAGAAACAAGGCCGCGCTGTCAGCGTTAAGCTTTGGCCTGATCGTGTCGCCTGTGACTGAGCGCATGGCAGCCGATTGGCGCGGTCAAGTTGTGTTGGACAATGGCGCTTGGACTGCGCACCAGTCAGGCAGGCCGTTTGACTTTGCCGCGTTTGCAGACTTTGCCGAGCGTTGGGCCGGTAGGGCCGCGTGGATTGTGGCGCCTGACGTGGTAGGCGATTGGCAAGAAACTGTGCGGCTGTTTGCCGAGTGGGCGCCGCGTCTGCGGGCAATGGGCCACAAGGTTTGCATTGCAGCGCAAGACGGCGCGACAGCGCAAGAGGTCGCAGACTTGGGCGCCGATGCCGTGGCGTTGGGCGGATCAACCGAATGGAAAGAGCAGCAGATACACAACCCGGCGTGGCGCGCAATCGCAGACAGGCACGTGCTACGGGTCAATACACGGGGCCGCCTCAAGGCCGCGATGGAAGCTGGCTGGCAGTCATGTGACGGCAGCGGAGCGACAAGGTTTGCCATTCATGCAGAGCGAATGGCTGGCTGGCGGGATGGTCCGCAACAAATTGGGATGTGGTGAAACATGGATACCTTGGTCTTGTTTTCTGGTGGCGTGGATAGTGCCGTGTTGGTCGCAAAGACAATCGCAGAGGGCCGGCTAGGCGCCGCGTTGCATGTGTCCTACAGCCACCCAGCGCAGTTGTCGGAGGCGCACGCGGTCGCCGCTATCCGGCTGGCGTACAGCAAGCGCGGCGTGTTGCTACCGCTGCAAACTGTGGCCGTGGACATTGCCGCAAGCCAGCTCGACGCAGGCACTGGCGCAGCTGGTCCGCGAGTGGTGCCGGGGCGCAATGCCTGTCTGTTGTCGGTCGCCACCAACGTAGCCGCGTCGCTTGGACTGTCCCGCGTGGTGTTCGGTGCGACGGCTGAGGACTTGGCCGAGTATGCGGATTGCCGGCCTGAGTTTGTGGCTGCAATGTCGGCACTGGCTAGCGTTTGGGGCGTTACCATTGAGGCGCCGTTGCTGGGCCTGCACCGCGCTGAGGTGTTGGCAATGGGCAAGGCGTTGGATGCGCCGCTGGACAAGGCTTGGAGCTGCTACCAGCCGCAAGACGGCAAGCCGTGCGGCAAGTGCGGATCGTGCGGGCAGGGAGCCGGCGCGAAGTAGACAACAGCCGGCGACGGCAAAGGTGGGTGAGTGATGGAACAGCCGAAGATGGCGATTCAAGTGCGAGCAACAGTCAAGGCAGTAGCAGACGCCAAAGAGGGCAGCCTCGTGACGTTCCGCGCAATCGGGCCGGGTGAACGGCTGGACCGTGACGACCCGACCAAAGGCACGGCGCCTCTGTGGCTGGCGGTCAAGTGTTCCGGCAAGCGGTCATGCGCTGCCAAGGTTGGCCGGGTCCGCAAGGGCGACTGGGTAGACGTGTTGGGCAACCTGGTGATGGGGTCGCCGTGGACGACGCAGCAAGGCGAGGTGCGGCAAGACCTTGTGCTTTGGGTCGACGACCTGTGGATTCATGGCGAGGAAGTTGTGGCGCCGGAGGCTGGTCTGGCTGGGCAACCCGCTGATGATGTTGACTTCGTGCCCTTCTGACCTGACCTTGCACAACATAGTTGACACGCACAAGTGTCGCCGGTAACATGACAGCACAAGGCGCAACAGCGCAAAGGGGAACCCGATGATTTTGACCCGTACCATGACGATCGACGTTGACCTGCCAGAAGCGCCGGCTGGCTATAGCTGGCTGCTCAACCACGATTCCGGCGCACAGGTGCTGCTTATGCGCGACGGCGACCCGGTGTCAGTCGGCTGTCTGACCGGGCTGGGCAACGACCTTGGCTGCCCTGTGTTGGTCGATACTCGTGGCACCCGTGGCGGTAAGTCTGTCGAGTGCAAGACCGACCGCGAAGCCGCTTACACGCTGCTCTACATGCTCAACCTTGCCAGCCTGGGCGAAGTTGACGATGCAATCCAAGCCGGCAAAGTGCAGGTGGCGGCATGAACTACCATGACCGCGAGGCTACCTACCGCGCTGCACCGGGCTTGAATCAAAGCGCACTCAAGCCGCTGAAACTGTCACCGCAGCACGCCAAGCACGCCGCAGAGGCACCGCGCAAGCAAAGCGCCGCTATGGCGCTGGGTGTACTGACCGAGCGCCTGATCGCCTGTCCTGACGACCTGCGTATGGCAGTCAAGCCCGCAGATGGGCGTACGACCGTCGGCAAGGTTGCAATCGCGCATGCCGAGTCGCTTGGCTACCCGTTGCTTCCGGCTGACGACTGGACCCGCGCCGAGGCTATGGCCAACGCACTGCGTCAAGACCCGCAGGCTGCGTCATTGCTGGCCGGCTGCGAGTTTGGCCAGCCGTGCTACTGGTCACAGGACGGTCAGGCTCGCAAGGCGTTGTTCGATGCGGTGGACACTGGTCGCCACCTGGTTGTGGACATCAAGACCACGAGCGACGCGCTGACCCCCAAAGACATTGCAGGCGCCGTCGCCAAGTGGGGCTATGACCTGCAAGCCGCGTGGTACAGCCAGGCCTACGAGGCAACGCACGGCGTCAAGCCGGACTTCTGGTTCATCTTTGTGGAGAGCAGCGCACCGCACGCCGTTGTGTGCGTCCAGCTCGACGACGCATGGCTGGCAGAAGCCGCGCAAGAAGCCGAGCTGCTGGCAGAAGTCTGGCAAGCCTGCACAGACGCCGGCGTGTGGCCGGGACCGGGCAGCATGACGGTCAACGGTGAGCGCCGTTGGCCAGCGAAGTTGGACCGCCCGCAGTGGGCGCCCCGTTACCAGTTGGAGGTGTAGAATGAGTGAGTTGCAGACCCAGCCGCAAGCGCGGCAAGTTGTGAAGTCAGTCCGCCAGCAAGTGCAGGACGCCTTTGGCAGCGTGGAAATGCAAGCCGCATTGTCTGTTGTCCCGCCGTGGATTGACCGGCAGGAGTTCGCCGCACAAGCCGCCGCCGATGCCGCCGACCCGGCGCTGGCCAGTGTCCCGTTGCCTGAGCTGGTCCGCGGCTACCTGACAATTGCCCGCATGGGCATGATGCCGGGCCCCTGCAAACACGTTGCCCGCGTCCCGCGTGGTCAGACTTTGGACGTGCAAGCGCAATGGCAAGGCGTGCAATACGTTCTGCGGCAAGGTGGCTGGGCAGTGTCGGCCCACATCGTCCTGCACGATGACCGGCTGGAACTGGCGACCGTTGGCCCTGACGAGTTCGACGTGTTGCGTCACGACTACGCTGACCCGTTCAGCCGCGTTGTGACCAAGGCCAACTTGCGCGGGGCATACGCCAAGGGCATCAACCTGCGGACAGGTGAGACCATCTACCGCATGGTCCCGCTGGAGCGTATCGAGCGGGCAAACAAGGCGGCCAAGACGCAAAGCATCTGGAACAGCGACTTTGCCGCGATGGTCAGCAAGACCGTGTTTCACCAAGCCGCTAGCCGTCGCTGGTTCCCGCTGGCTGCTGACGTGCAAGCCGCGCTTGCCATGGCGGAGGAACTGGACTTTGACCCGACGCCCAAGGAGCGCAAGCCGCTGTCGATTGGCGTTGCTGCCGCGCCGCTGCGTCTGGTGCAGGAAGTCCAGCCGGAGCCGGAGCAGTTGGTTTTGACCGCTGACCAGGGCGACGAGGTGCAGCCGTGATCGTCATCGGAATCGACCCCGGCGCGACAATTGGCGTGGCTGTCTATGACACGGCTGCGGGCCGCGTGCTGTATTCGGCGCAGTACCGCGACCCGTTGCAGGTGACGCACTACGTCGGGGCGGTCCGGCAAACGCACGTTGTCGGGGCAATCGGCATCGAGCGGGCCCGCATCTACGGCGCTGGCGGGGCATCGGTGGCCAACACGATTGAGCAAGTTGGCTGGTTGCTGGCAAGCCTCTGGGCGGACCTGCCAGACGGCAAGGACGCGATCCAAGAGTGCGGGGCTCGATTGGTCTACACGCTGGAGCGCCGTGCTGTGGTCGGTGCTCTATCCGCCGCCGTTGGTCAGTCGGTCAAAGGGGACGCGGGGGTCTGGCAAGCCCTGTGTACGCTGCATCCCGGCGCAGCACAGCGACCCGTGGCTGCAAAGCCTGCGACGCGCACAAGGCCCGCTGTGGACGCCGTAGAGGCTGGCCCGCTGTACGGGGTGAGCTCGCACGCAAGGGCCGCGTTGGCCGTTGCTTGGACGTTGGGCAAGCATTTGGGGGCGGCATGAAAAAAACCGTTGAAACAATCGGGCGTGATACCGCCGACGTAGGCTGGAAGAAGGACTACCGCTGGCACAAGTGGACGCCGCCGGCACAGCCGCAAGGGGCTTGGAGGGTGCAATGCAAGAAGTGATGCAAGCCGCGCTGGACGCCTTCGGGCCCGTGCGTCAGACAGACAAGTGCATCGGAGAGATGGCCGAACTGACTGACGCGCTGTTGTCGCACCGGCACGGCGAGGCTAGCGCGGAGGCGGTGATCGACGAGGTGGCGGACGTGCTTATCACTGTCGGCCAGATGCGCCTGCTGTTTGGGGCTGATGCCGTTGACGCCCGCATTGCCGTCAAACTGTCCCGGCTGTCCCGGCTGGTGGCTGACCAGGCTGCAACCGCCAAGCCTGAGCCAAAGCCGGAAAAGCCGGCGCTGTGTTGGACGCCATGGCAAGACGGATGCCTATTGCAGAATGGCAGGCAGTGGCTGTGTTTTGTCCGGCCCAACGAAACGATGTGGGTGGCGGATTGCGGAAATAACAATTTCAGTTGGCAC